GCACTGTAGGTAAAGTTCCTATCAATACTAGCATTACTTGAGTTTTTAAAGTGAACTGTAAAGCCAGTTCCAGATATACTGCTAAGTTCAAAATAATCACCAGTTGCCATGTTTTGAGGAGAAATATTAACAGAAGGTAAAAAACTATTTAAATTACCCAGGCCAGACGTTCCAACAAAAAATGGTGCTGTAAATGTAACCGCTTTTGCTCCTGCTCCTGAGGCTATAACAGATGATTGTTCAGTTCTTGATGGCATAGTCGCTGTATATCCTGCTTGCTGAAGATTCATATTCTGTGCCGTATCTGCTGTATTCAATGTGATCCTAAATTGAAACCCTCTTCCTTTGAATGTTCCATTAGCAAAATCATTAAATGATGTATATGTAGGTGAACTACTGGGATTATCTGTTGTAGTTCTTACTGCTATTTTTGCATTAGCATCATTTGCAACCGTTCCATCAAAATCTGTCCAGGTATCTATATTATCTGTTCTATTGTCAAACTCATCTCCTACATAAAAACCTTCTCCTTGAAAATGTCTTTTTAAGACAAGTGAGAATGTACCACCAAGATCAAGAGTATCTACAAAGTCATAAGTACCAGTAGCATTTGCTGTTGGATCCGTAAGTTTCAATCCACCAAGAGTTGAATCATAAGTAACATTCGATTTAGTTCCATTGTAGGGTGTTGCATCAGTATCTTCTCGATCAGTTTTGACAGTAATAGAATCTAAAATATCAACTAAGGATAGTTCTACTTTTGCTTCTGTAGCACTAAATCTACCTCCATCATCTTGGAATTTTAGTAAATAAGTTCCTACAAGTGCAGGAACAATACTTTCTGTTGAGTTACCAGCTACAGCTTCAATAACATCTTGGGCAGATTGGAACGTAGCATTATTTCCAGTTTGATTAGAGTGTCTTATATAAACTCGACCACCATGAAGAACATCAATAGCAGTTGCCTGTGTAAATCTTAATCTTACAAACTGCTCATTAATAGGTTCGATAGTCAATCCAGATACATTTTCTGGTAATGCAGTCTTACCAACAGCAGTAAATGTTGTTTCAGTTGGATTGGATGATAAAACTAATCCTGCATTGTATGAAAAAACTTGAATTGTATAGGTTCCTTTTACAGTATCTAAGATTTCAAAATCACTACTAAATACAACTTGAGAGACATAGTTACCATTTTCTAATTTATAATTAACAAGATATTGAGTAACTCCTTGTACTGGCTGCCAATCAATAATTAATTTGCTTCTGGCAATACTATTAATAACAACTGTTTGCTCTGTAACTGTTAAGTTACTAGGAGAAGATGCAGGAGCATTTAATACTGAAATAGTTCTTGTGGGTAACGTAGTTCCATTTTCGATAAACGCATATTTACCTTCAACATAAGATAAAGCTGAAATTGTGTAATTTATATCATCTTGTTCTTCCACTTGAATAACTTTAAATAATTGAGTTTGTAACGTTGTACTTGATATTAAATAAGGTGCATTTGTGCTTGGTGCAGAAGTAAAAGCAGAAGCAGTTGTGCCATCAGGTTTTGTAACACTGTTAACTGTAAGAACTGCTCCTGTAATATCTGATATAGTGCCAATTTCTACTGTTCCATCAGACAAGATCACACTAATAGTAGGATTATCATTTAAAACTGGTAAAGTTGTCTGGGCTTCTGCATCAATAGTAATTGTTGTAGTTGTTGCAGATACTACACGACCACCTCTTCTTGCTCCTGCTCTTACTGGATCATTTATTTCAATAACAGAACCAGGTCTAACAACAATTCCAGCATCTATTGAAGTTTGAAAAGTAACAGTTTCACTTTCATTTTGTTCAGCGAAAAGGATTGCACGGCCCAATCTGGCAGCTTGATTACGGGAGGTGCAAGCAAATGCTTTTACTTGTTTTGTAATTACACCCAGCTTATTTTGGGTTGCTTGATCTGCTTCTACTACTTCAAAATCAACTTCCTTCGAGTCCATATTGAAATAACTAACCGAAACAACAGAATGACGTTGTTTTAAACTGCTACCTTGATATGTAAATCCTGTTTCTCCCACGTTAGCTAAATTAAATAAATAACTAGATGTAGTTTCTTTATCTTGAGATATGGTAATAGAACCAGCAGACCATATAGGCATACATCTCATAACACCAGCTAAATCATTTATTGCTGCAAATGCTTCTTTAGGACTCTGAATATTTACATTACAACTAAATCTAGCTTCTTTTGCACCTGATCCTGTTCCATCATCTACTTCTTCATTTGCATATTTACTAGCAGCTACAAAACTAAATAAATCTAAACTACTATCAGTAACGTGATCTCCCAACCCGTACCTATTGTTTGTGAGAAGATCTAGCAAGCACATCGCAGGGCAGTTTGTATAAACAGCAGCACCCATAACTCCATTAAATATATAACCACTTGGATAAACAATTCGGCCAGTTGCGTTATCAACAGTAGGAGTACCAGAGCTAGATGCTCCTGCTCCTGGTATTCTTACTTTTATTCCTCTAATTCTGTATTTTCTTGTAGGAATACGATTGAACTGTTTACTATCTAATCGAAGAGCTACATAAGCACTGTTGGCATAAGTTGAACTGTTATCTATAACTTCTTGAAAACTGGTAAATTGAAAAGCATTTACCCTTGCTGCATCTGAACTATCTTGCGTTACACGAATTACTCTTACTTGTACAGTAGTAAATCCACTTGTTAATTCAATTCTGTGATCTCTAGCATAAGCGTCAGCAGTTCTACCAGAAACTTGGGCTGTTCCTGCTGTACCCCCAATTTTATCAACAAAACCACCAGAATCATGTTGAATTTGTATTTTATATTCAACAGTATCTCCTCGAATATCTCCATCATCTTCAGCTACCTGTATCTGAGGCCAAGTTAAAGTAACAATAACAGCGTCAACATCTGTATTTGAAATTTGTCTAGTTACTGCACCTGTTATTCCTCCACTATCAGTTCCATCAGCATTAACAACAGTAACCCCAACACCCGTAGGTGATCTGCTTTCAGCAGGAATACCACTCATTGCAGTTTGGTTTGACGTTCCAAACTTAGATTTAAAAGTTACATCTTGAAAATTAAAATCAGTGTCAGCAGGACTAGCACTTGTAGCACTTGATTGCAATATGGGAGTGTCATCAAGAAAAACATCTTTTAAACTTGCATTGTCATATGCAGTCGTACCTTTTGTAAGACCTTCTTTTGATGCACTAGCAAAACCCTCTATTTCCCCTTCAGATATTAAATCTTGAACTGTAGCAAAACTTCTACTATGTAAAGTATCGGGAGCACGATAAGGAGGTGGGGGTGGCTTTGGTGGTCCTCCACCAGCACCTTTAATAAATTTAGTTTTGTCTGTCATGCTTCTACCTGATTGGTGTCAACTGCTGCACTTATTACAACACTTCCTGTAATTATTTCACCATAAACTATTGGAACTGGAGTACCAGCCCTTGATGTATTTTGCACTCCACTAAAGTTAAATGATAATTGTGGATCTTCTTCTGAATTAAATTTTTGTGGTTCTGGTAATGGAAATAACATTTCTGAAACACCTTGCAAAACGAGGGCTGCACCAATAGCACTAATAGCTGTACCTAACTTAGTTGCGAAAAGTGCTCCTGGAGTTGAAATTCCAACTACTCCTGCACTTGAACCTAAAAAACTTGTTGTTCCAAACAAACCAGCACCAGGGAAAAAGAACGAAGCACCAATCAAAGCAGCACCTAATAAAAACTTGCCTGTACCACCACCAGCACCACTAATAACAGGAATAAAATGTATATCTTGTTGACCGACAGGATAAGTTATTTCATGCTCTTCAATATCATAATTACCAACTTTTACTTGATAATATTTAGGACTCATATAGGATTCTACATTAGGAAAATTATGTATTAAAAAACTAACCGCTTGACTTACATTACTAACTTTTACCTCGAACTCTTTATGTCCGATAAATTCTGCTAATTGTCC